CATCCAGGCGATCGATGAGCCACTGAGCTTGCCGCGTGAGCGACTTCCCACCATGGAGGACGTGGTAAACGCCGAGTGCAGGAATGCCGAACCCTCTTGCAGCATCCATGGCTGCCTTGAACTCGGAGTCCTCGTAGTAGTGATCGCCGTCAGTCAGCTTGTGAGTGTAGAGCGACAGACCATCTCGTGCCTTGAGTGGCTCACCGTAATGGCTGTCGTCCATTCCATACGCGGTGTCAGTCGCTCCCATCGTCCCACCCCTCAGGTGGCGGAACGTGTTTGTGCCCGCCGCTCAGCTCCTTGTGACAGTCCACGCAGTTGAAGTGCGGCCCCTGTGGGTCTTCGATCTCCTCGAACGTGAGGAGGACATCGTCAGGATAGCGCTCACCGCAGAGCGAGGTAGGGCCGCCACCCAGTTCGTACGCTCCGATGTGGTAGATCTTCATTCACCCTCCTTACTTGCACTACACCCGAAGTCTGAGCCAGGTGTAGTCGAAGTGACCGTAGTCGCGGTCGACTTTGAGGTACTGGCCAGCAATCGGCGGGTCGCTTGCAACGCTCGACCCGCCTGCAACCTGGACGCCGAGATAGCGATAGGCCGAGCGATCGACGCCATCGTCAGGACACATCCACTTGCGCGCCATGGTACGAGCGCCGTGGTGCTCAGGATGCTTGTTGATGTTTGAGCCTGCACCCTCGTTCAGCTCGATGCGGTTGTCCCAGACTGGACCTGTGAGCGTCGTCGGGTCAGTCGTGAGTACGAACATCTCAGTGATCGAGACATCGTAGGTCAGCTCGGACGTCAGCTGGAACATGGCTGATAGGTCGAGGATGTCGTATGGCTGAGGACCTTCGCCTAGGTCCAACCTCATGAGGTAGGCCTTAGCGGCGTCGTTCACCAGCGTGACTGGCAACGTGAGGATCGGCGCAGCAGGCAGAGGGTCCTTCTGAACCCAGACGAGCCCACTTCCAGTATCCTCGGCGTACAACATCGGTGTACTGTCGTACGCTATGATGTCCCAGATCCCTTCGACCTTCATGCACCCTCCGTCAGACGATCGTTACAACGGCGACGAGGCCACCAGCTCCGGCGCCTCCTGCGTTTGCAGCTCCTGTATCAGTCGTGCCACCGCCAGATCCACCGCCACCGTAGTTACCACCAGCAGCTCCGGCAACAGAGGCTGGCGAAGAGCCGATGGAAGTTCCTACTGCTCCTCCACCGAGAACTGAATCTCCGCCAGTTCCAGTAGTCGTACGCGACACAACGCCAAAGCAGTTCTGACCTGCGCCTCCCTTGGACGCAAAGCCTGTCCCGGCGGTGATGCTCCCAGCTACACCGCCGGATCCACCGGCAGCCCCAAGCCCAGTAGCCGAGGCAGCAGTAGTACCGCCACCACTTCCACCAGGCGCAGTGATGTAAGGACCGAACGAGGATTGAGCACCAGCATTTCCAGCGCCGCCAGAAACGCCGGTACCACCAGCGCCGACGGTCACGGCTACTGTAGCAGTCACGGAAGCAGCATCGATCCAGGCCTCCGTGTAAGCGCCACCGCCTCCTCCGCCACCCTTAGAGTTCTGACCGGCGACACCTACTGAAGCTCCACCACCTGCACCTCCGCCACCAACTGCTCTTGCGTAGAGCCACCGAGCAGCTGCTGGCTTCGTCCACGTACCTGAGCCAGTGAACACCTGCACATCGGGAACAGAAGATGCAGCGTTGCTGCCGAGGTACGTACGTGTGTCAGTGATGTTCGCATTGGTGATGCTGACTGCGCCATTAGCAACTGCGACGTCGGCAAGCCGGATCGCATTGTTCGGTGCTGCAGGGTGTACAGGCGAGCCTGCAGGTGTTCCTGCGACGACAACCAATGAGCAAGCATCCGTAACACCTGAGTACTGAGTGTCCTGGACCTTGAAGAAGATGCTGTCGATGCGAGGTAAACCTGAGCCGTTCGAAGCAATAGCGATAGTGAAGTCAGCATCGTTCATGACGCCGTAGGCGCCCTGACTACCACTTTCAGATCCCGGGATCCATGCAACGCCGGACTTGACAACCACTGACATAGCAGGCGAACCTGATTGAGTCACCTGCAACTTGTTGCCCAGGTACGGCTGTACGCCACCTGCGGGAACGAGCGACCCGGCTGACACAGCAGGACCGAACGCGGCACCGATGTAGCTGCGCAGCTGAGCAGCTGTGTGCGTAGCGCCGACGTTCTGCAGCCAGCCTGGTGGGTTAAGAGCTGCCATCCTTACCTCCAAGCGTTTCTGAAGCTGATGATTGCCGGCCCGCCACTACTGCTACCGCCACCAAAGATAACGTTGGTCGTGCCAGGATTGAATAGCCACCAATCTGGCTGCTGCAGAGCATTGCGATGGTTCTCGACACCGTTGAGCGTGACGGTCCTGTTGCCGAGGTCTATCGCAAGAGAGTCAGACGCTCCGAGCGTGATGAGGAAGTCAAGAGTATGTCCGTCAGTGACATTGATGATGCGAGGGTTAACACACGGTCCAGGAATGGTGATGATCGCAGGAGTTGGCCTGTTGCCACTCACAACGACGTTAGCACCAGTAACTGGAACCACGGCGCCGAAGCTCAGGTTGAACCCGAAGCCTTCGAGTGCCAAGAAGCTTGACCAGGAATGGTTCTTGGGAAGTGGGTCAGTATTGCCTGTATCGTTCCTACCAGCAAGCCCATAGTTGGAACCTGTAGTGAAAGTCGCGTCAGTACCTTCGACAGCCCACGCACTTGGGATCGCCGTGCCTGACTTCCAAGCCTTTGCTCGCAGGCTAATGCTAGCTGCGCCACCGCTCCAGCCGGCGAACTCAACGAACCAGACGTCATTAGCTACGTGGCCAGTTCCGACTGTAGCAGCGCTACCGATACCAGTGAACGTGCCGGCGCTAACTACGCCAAGCTGCAACGTTATGTTACCAGCAGTAGTCACACTGAGCTGTGCGGCGTAGTAGTTCGACGTATCGGTTACGCGACCCATGATGCGATCGGTTATGTTCGCACCAGCAGGAGAGTTGACAGGATAGGCAACAGCAGCGATGATGTCGAAGTTGGGTCCTACAGAAGGAGTCACTGCGAAGTGCAAGGTGTTGACGGCATTCATCTGCTGAACGCCAATGCCGCCACCAACTGAGAAGTCAGAAGCAGCACCACCAGTAGTGGTCCACACGTCGCTTGTGTCTGAGGAGCCCCAGCCATTACTGACTACGCGCCCGAAGCGATCGTAGAACGGGTTGAACCCAAACCCTGTAGTTGCAAGGCCGCCAAATGGAACAGACACGCCCGTTAGCACGTTGTCGTAGAAGCGTGGGTCCTCGGCGTACATCAAGAACTGAACTGGCACCGTACCTGTGCGTCGACCCTGATCCCACTTGTACCGTACGCCACGAGGTTTGACGAAGATCACACGCTCGTTGACACCAGGAATCTTGAACACCAAAGAGACTGGTGCAGCTCTTGGGGCAAAGTTCTGCTTGAGCGTGTCGAGGTATGTCTCAACAGTGTTCACGTCACCGTAGACAGTACCGTCGAAGATGATCTCACGGCCTGACTCGAACTCAGCATCGATGAATCCACCATCGACACCTTCATGCTCGCGAATGGTCTCGCGGAACTGCGCCGAGTCGAATCCAGTGACCTGCTCGATGTCAGTGAACGGGAATCCGAGACTGTCATCGTTCAGGATGGGTCCGTTGTCTAGCCGCCATGTGAGATCCGCCAACGTCATGGTTACCTCGCACCCAACAGGAAACCGAGTTCGGTCGAATGCTTAACAGGATCGATCTCCTGCGTGTGGATGTTGATCGTCTGATTCACCTGTGGGCGCTGCTGGTAGGTCGGACTCTGCGTAAGGAACGCTGCAACGTTTCGTATTCCGACAGCTGAGTCAGAAGCAGTCGTGCTGACAGAAGACATACCCTGGGCGAGCTGCCTCATGATGGTCTGTCCTGCGTAGTACATTCCACCGTAGCCTGCCAGCGGACCCTTCTTGGCTGGCGAGTGAGGGAAGTGATCCTTGATGTTCTGAGCAGCCAGTCCTACGATATCGCCCAGAGCACTGAGCTTGTTCTTGATACCTTGGATCAATCCCTCGATCAGGTTCTCACCTGCATGCAGCAGCAACGTTGACGTGTCGCCGATCGCCGCAATGATCTGGGCTGGGATCGACTTCAAGAACTGGACCATATCGGCGAACGCGTCCTTGACCTTCTTGGCCGATATGTGTCCGTTGTCCCCAAGACTACTGAACCAGTGGATGATACCCTTGATGATCTCGATCGTAATAGTCAGTCCAGCGCCCACCAACTTGATGAGCTCGATGAAGAGCAGGAACGCGCCGACCACGATCGTGCCACCAACGATTGCGGCCACGAAGAGTATCACCACGACAATCTTCAAGAGCCACTTGATCAGGAACACAACTACGACGATGATCTCGTCAATCGTCTGCTTGTGGTTCTTGTAGAAGTTTGTCGCCTCTTCAATCGCCGGGATGACCAAGTTGTGAATGACCCAGGAGAGGTAGGCGAATGCGTCAGCTGCCCTGTCCTTGATGTTGTTGCCAAGCTCCTTCAGAGCCGGAAGCAGTTCATTGTAAATCTTGTCCCTGACCTGTCTGGCGACAGGAAGTACCTTATCGCGCAGCATGATGATGAAGTCCCGAACGGCTGGAATGACCTTCTGTACGAACGCATCCCGAATCGCCAGGGCGGTTGGTACGATAACTGTCAGCCAGATTTCCTTGATCCTACGTCCGGCGTCCAACATGGCGTCGCGGAAGTCTTTGCTCCTCTGCCAAGCTACACCAATGACTCCAACGAGCGTTAGCATGCCACTGACCAGAGCTACGACTGCGCCAACTAGAACGAAGAAGCCGGACCCGGCAGTAATGACTGCAGCAGCGATGCCGGCGAGGGCTCCAAGGAAGACAAGGAAGACACCTGCAACAACAGTGGTGATAGCACCAAGCAGTAGCGCAATGGAGATCCACTTCTTAGTTGCAGGGTCGAGGTTGTTGAACGCATCAATGACTTTGCCGATGTACGTCAAGATGACGATGAACGCAGGCGTCACACCTTCGCCCAAAGCAATGGCTGCGACCTTGAGCTTGTTCTTGAGCAGTTGCGTCTTCGCCGAGACGGTATCCGACATAGTCGCATAGGCTTTCTGGAACTGTCCAGTCGACTGGTTCATGTCGCCCAGGAAGCCGATGAAGTCGTCAAGCTGACCTGGCTTGAGCAGAACCTGATCCAAGAACCGTCGAGCCTGAATAGTACCACCAGCGCCCTTGAACAAGTCGACGAGAGCGCTGACCCGATCCTTGTTCGGCAGCTTGAGTAGGTACTTCTGCAGGTTCTGCAAAATGTCGACGAGCGGCAACATGTTGCCCTTGACATCCCTTACCTTGATGCCAAGCTCCTCCATGTTGTGGACAGACTTGGGGTTGGAGATGGCATCAAGAGCACGTGCAGATGCCGTAGATGCCATAGCTGCACTCAGACCGTTACGAGTGAGGAACGCCAGCATGGCAGCAACGGTCTGGAAGTTCTGGCCAGCACGAGTCGCCGAAGGTACAACTCGACCGAACACCTTGGAGAACTCGCCGTAGGTACCAACACCCTTTCGCACCAGCTGGAACTGGATGTCGAGAATGTCGTTGACCTTATCAAGCGGAATCTTGAAGGCGTTCAGAATTGGGATGGTACCGCGAGTAGCATCCTGTAGCGATACTTGGCCTGCAACCGCAGTCTTGGCGAAACCTTCGAGTAGGATCTTGGCCTGGGCCACATTGGCGTTAGTCGACGAGAAGATATCGTACAGCTCAGGCTGAATCTCTTCGAATGGAACGGCGACGTTCTTTGCGACATCCAAACCAACCTGAGAGAGCTCGGACAGAGAAGTCTTAAACCCATCAACCTGGGTCATGGTAAGCGAAACCTGCCGAGCGTACTCAACAGAGATCTGAGTCGCCTTGGCAAGTCCTGCGATGGTAGCTCCACCGATAAGGACCAGACCAGAACCAACGGTGATAAGGGTAGCACTGAGCGTCTGCATTGAGTTGGCGAGACGGAGCAAACTTCGATGGTTCCGCTCGATCTCCTGTGCTTGGCTCCGCAGCTGGCGAGCGAGCAGGCGCTGCTGGTCGATGTCCTTCTGTGCAGCGCCTGCCGCTTCTAGCTCAGCTGCCCTTAGTGTTGCAATACCTGCTGCGTTGCGTAGTTGCTCTGCCCGTGCAAGAGCATTGGCTCGGGTAAGCTCACGACCGAACCCTCGAATGACTCGCGAAGCCTCATCCCTAGCCTTCAGGACGAGGTACAAGTTTCGGGTGGCGATCGCCACAGCCTACCCTCCCTTCTTCTGCTCCCTGTTTGCTCGCTCCGCGTCTGCCGCCAAAACTATCTGGGCGCAGTAAACGAAGTATGCATCTTGGTCGAACAACCCTCCAGGCAGTGGTAGTGCGTTGAAAGCTTGACACGTTCGTACAAGGTTGATGATCGCAGCAGTTTCGCTGTCAAGCTTCCTGTTCATTACGATTCCTGCACGGAGCCTAAAGGCTAGAGCAGGTGTTACGATTTTCCCGTGACTGCGTCCACCGTGTTCCGAGTCGCAGCCTTCTCGAAGTCGTTCAGTTCGCCGATGAGAGTAGAAATCTCGTCGCCGACTCTCGGGTCGAGAGCACGGATGTCGTCAGGCTTGCCAAAGTTCAGCTTGTTGCCGTTGTCGTCCAGCAGGTTGTGGTCGACGATGCACTTGCTGAACTCCAACAGTGTCGCGACAACGTTGACCATCGACAGCTCGGCGTCTACGTCCTTACTGTCGAGGTCCAAGCCGAAGCGCATCTTCATTGCTTCGGAATCCTTCGCGAGCTTCTCACCGAATGACATCCGGCGCAACTCGATCCAGCCAGCCTCGTCGTCATCGACGGCTGGAAGTGTAGTGAGCGTGTATCTCGTTGAAGTCTTCAGTACTGTTGCCCTTGGCATTTCACCCTCCCGTCAACCGGGCCCCTGCAGTTCAACACCCACAGGGGCCCGCCATGTACGTTCCGGACAGATCAGCTTTCCGGAGCGACGAAGCCGCCGTCGGCCGCATCCGCTGCCGGGGCGTCGGTCGCCGCAGCCGTGGTGGTCGTCGGCTCCGGCGAGACAGCCTCGACGGCCGCGTCGGTCTGCGTGTTCGTGTCGATGACCTGCTGCAGAGCGTCGATCGCCGGCTGCGTGTCACCCTGCGCGATCAGGCGCTGGACGTCCTTGAGCGTCTCGACCAGGTCGGCCTGCGCCTCGGCGATCTTCGCCATCAGGTCGGTCATGGTTGCCATAGCGGCTACTACCTCTCCTTCGATTCCTGTGAGGCGCTGGAGGTTCCCGAGCACCCTCTGTACTTCTGGTTGCATGCCACCACCTAGACTCTAGTTAGACGAATCAGCGTGGCTTTGTAGTTAGGGTGTGGCGTTTTCTTGTCTAGTTGTAGTCTATTCTGGTTAGACGTTTAAGAGACGCTTTTCGTTACGTGATGCTCTCTTGAGTCTTGACGGTGATCTGGAACGACTTGCCCGAGCCGTCGATCGCCAGTTGGTACTGGATCTGTGCCCGAGTGAGATCACCTTCGCCACCCAGCCCCACTTCGTAGGTGTCCTTGAACGACACCGGCGTGAGTAGGACGATGCTGTTGTTGACGCCCTTGGATGCCGTGATCGTAATCGACTGCGACGTGAGTGCCTTGAAGGCATCGTAGTCAGCTCGATCGAGGAAGTCACGCTCCAACGTCAGCGTCAGGTCACGCTCGCCGAAGTTGACGAACTGTGCTCCGCGACCCGTGTTCTTCAACCGGTACTGCGGTGTAGCGTTGTCGTTGCACGTCCACTCGAACGTGTCGACATCGAACACCACCGAAGCGGTCGGGATCTCAACTGCGTACTGCCCAGCACCGTACGGCACCGTTGTGGTGAACGTGGGTGTGGGTGTCGACTGCGAGGCTTCATCCTGGCCGATGATGCTCACTGTGAACATGAGCAGGCCGTCGTTGATGCTGAACTTGAACTGACTGACGACGCAGCCCACGTAGCCGAACACGACACCGGTGTTACGCTCGAGAGTGATACTGAGCGTGCGGATCGGCAGCGCGTTCGGGAGTGGCGTGATGGTGTACGTGAAGTTGGTCGGACCACCCGACTTGATGATGGTGTGTCGTGATGCATACATGAAGTACATCACGACATCCTCGAGGGCCTCCAGCTCGATGTCGCCCTCGATGTGCACGTTGCCAGGTACGGCACCGATGATGTCGGCCGACTTCCTGATCGGGCGACGGAAGATCGTCTCCTGGACGAACTTGAGTGACTCACTGTTGAACGGTGCGTACTTCACCGGAGCAGCGTACGTGCCCGCCGTGGTCGCTGTGTTGAAGGTCGGCAAAGCTCCTGCCGGAGCACCGACGGCCACGTCGTCGTAGGAAGTCACAAGGCCGAGAGTCGTCACCAGCAGCTCGGTGCCAGTGCCTCCGCCCGATGCTGTGCGGTAGACCTTGTAACCGGTCGCGCCAGTCACAGCCGGCCACGTCAGGTGCGCGGTCAGGTTGCCTGCAGCCGTTGTGACCGAGACTTCGTTGGAGATGCTCGACTCGCCATTGGCGTTCAGAGCTGTGATGACGTACAGGTAGGTACCTGCAGTCAGCGCTCCACCTGCCTGGGGCACTCCCGTCAGTACAGGTGGCGAGAGTATCTCGAAGGCGACGCCGAGTTGACCGGCTGCACCAATATTCGGACTACCGGGCATTAGTTCTCACCACCTTCTTCTGTGAAGGAGACCTCGAGGTGGAACCAGGAAGCGAACCTAGCACCGCCGAGCTTGTACCCGTAGAACTGCTCGAACAGTGCTGCATCCGCGTCCGTGAACTCCTTGGTCTCACCAGGCTGGAACTCACCAAGCACGTTGACAACACACGCCTGGTCGGACGTCGCCTGGTATGAGGCCTTCAACGCCATCGCAATTCCCCCTCTCAGTTCGCCGGGAGCGACGTCTTGTTCCGGCCGAAGTATGTCAGCCGAGCTGATCGGTACATCGTACTTTTCTTGATCGAGTACCCAGATTCATTCTCTCGAACGAACCCGTGAATCAGACTCGGAGCGTTGCTGTTGTTTGGGTCCTTGAGTTGAAGATCCTGGTGTATAAACTTCTCCACGTCGTAGGCGAGCTCGTCAGCCTGCTTGCGAGAGACGTTCATGTCCTGGACCTGTGAGATGTACACGATGATGAAGATTTCAAAGTCGTTCTGTGTCATGTTCGGTACGCCAGCAAGTTCACGTGTCTTAGTGTTCGGCTCTACGCATATTGTGGGTGTAGCGGCAAGCTGTGATTGATCACCGTAGAATGTGTCAATGACAGGTATAGTGAAGGATGCCTTGTTTGCTTCGATCCTGTCAAGGAGCAGTTGAGCGATGACAGCGATGCTGGCCGGGTACGGATAGGTCATGGCACGTTCCTCTCCCAGCCACGACCCGCTTCATTGACCTTACCTTCGAGCCACTCGATGAAGATATCCGAGATCAGCTCCTCGTCCTCCGTCTGGATCAGGATGAACGGACGAGCAGGGATCACGAAGGTAGTTTCGGTACGGGCTTCAACGCCACCAGCTGTCTTACCCAATCGCTCCATGGCAATTCGCATGTTCCGTTTCGTGAGGCCATATCCCTCGCGAAGCAGGAAGTCTCTTGCGACGTTTCCGATGCTGCCCCAACCACCTTGGTGAAGCTTACCGTACCAGACTTCCTCAGGCAGGTCTCGAATCGTGGCACTGGTCTTACTGAACGACCAGATACCAAAGCTCGACGCAACTGTCTCAAGAAGACCCGTACGGTAAAGGATCGGGTGAGCTCTACCGCCACGCATGATCTCGGTGAACGGCGAAAGTGGCTCCCAGCGATCAGGACGACCTTCGTGGATGAAGTTCTGCCTGATGGACGGCATCATCACGAGCCGAACTGCCTTCATCAAAGGCTCGCGGTAACTCTCGAGCTGTAGTGCCAACTTGTTTACACGGCGCGCAACGATGCCGATCGAGGGACGGACTTCCCAACCGACTTCGAGGATTCGGTCGTAGCGCATGCCGCCCCAAACGGCAGCCTTGATCTGCGACAGCCGAATGGGTTCGAAGGGCGTAAGCGATGGACCTGTCACAGTACCCTCCCTAGAAGAACATCTTGCCCATAGAGAAGGCAGCCGGTCCAAGGGAAGGGTCGTCGCGTGTGGGGCACTGAGCAGAGGAGGCATCTGTCGGGTAGAACAGAGGAGAGCCAGATATGTCAGGCTCTCCTGGAAGTTCGATGGTGCCGTCAAGTAGGCCCGTGATCAGCATCTCGGCGTTTAGGCGGAGGCGATCAGAATAGGCACTACCCTCTGCGATGTCCTCAGAGTACTGTCGGTCGTAGATCCATGCAATGTACAGCTTCGAGATGATAGTGCGAACGAGCTTGGGTGTGGTGGTCTCGTCGACCCAGGTCGTATAGTCTGGAAACGCTGACGAGAGACGAACAACGACTTCCTCTTCGAGATGGTCGAGCAAATCAGTGTCGAGAGCAGAGATAGTGAGCTTGGTGCCTTCGGCCCAGGCTTGTGCTTCCTGAACTGTGATACGGCTCACTATCTCTACCCTCCCTCACCTTGTTCTACGGAGTAGCCGGAGTCTCCGCCTCCACACCACTGTCCGCGCCCGACTCGTCGGCGGAGTCGGCAGCGGCATCAGTCGAAGACTCCGACGTCTGCTCGGCGTCAGCCTTGGCAGCCTCGGCCTTGGCGGCCTCGAGCTGAGCCTCGAGCTCTGCGATGCGCTTGTCGCGCTCGTCCATCGCAGCGGCCTGGGCGTCCGAGTCGCGCTCTTCGAGCACGCCGGCGTTCCAGAGGTCGAGCATCGTGTCCTTGTCGAGCCCCTTGACCTGCTCGCCGGGCTCGAAGACCTGCTCGCCATCCGAGCCCATGCCGTGTCGGATCCTGTTGATCGCGTGGTACGTCTTTGCCATCGTGGTCACCTCCTCAGTTCACGGCGGTCTTGATGAGGTAACCGGCGATCGCGAGACCCGCGTCTCCCGTGCCTGCGTCACCCTGGGCGACCAGCTTGAGGTCGTAGTAGCGGCAGCAGCGCACGAGGTCGCTCTTCCGCTTCTCCTCCCGCCAGCGGTCGATGTACTGAACCTGGCCGCCCGGGTTGCCCCGCCAGCCGAACTCGTAGGCGAAGGCCGGGATCTTGAGTCCGGGTCGCGGCGGAACCCACGCCATGATGACGTCCTTGCCCCAGAGGTAGCCGAGGGAGGCCGTCGCGCCGACGTGGGCGCTGTTGATTCCGACACCGGGGATGATGATCTTCGGGATACCGACGACCGCACCGATGAGGTCGGCACTGACGATGCCGCGCTCGGAGTACTTGATGCGCTCGATGAAGTCCGGGTGGTCCTCCAGGATCGTCATGACCTGGTAGGGGATCACGCCGAGCGACGGCTCCATGAAGATCCGGGAGTGCACCGCCGCCTTGCCGGTTCGCAGGTCGGAGATCGGGTCGGAGTTCACGTAGTCGTTCCACCTGGACGTACCCGACAGAGTCGCCGTGTTCGTCGAGGCGTAGTTCGCCGCCGTGGTCGCGAGGTCCTTCATGGCCTTCTCGCGGCCCAGCTGGATCTTGCCGGTCACCATCTCGGTGCCGTCGCGGTCCGGGGCGAGCGGGCTGTCTGCGTTCCAGCGCTCCTCGTCCGTCACCGGGATCTGCAGCGAGTGCTCCTGGGCGTAGTAGGTGTCGGTCGACAGAGCGAGTCCGGGCACCTCGTTCGCTTCGGTGCCGGGTGCACGGAAGTCGTTCTCCGGCAACCAGGCCTCACGGCCGAAGATGTAGTACTTGTCCGACTGCTTGGCAACGGGAACCGTCGGGAACAGGTTCTCGCCGACAAGGTTGTTGTTCGGCCACGCGACGCTGATCTGGGTGAGAACCTGATCGATGTGGACGCTACCGGAACCTGTCGGGTTGTAGACTGGCATTATTCAATCACTCCCTTCAGGTTACGGTAGGGCCGGCAGGCCAGGCGTGAGGAGAACGTCGATCAGATCTCCCGCGGCCGGAGTGCCGATCGGAACGGGACCGACGACGAGTCCCAGCGGAATGTTGGTAGACACAGCCAGCTTGACACCACCCTTGTTGCCCGATGTGCCGCTGGCTGCGACCAACGAACCCAAAATGATGGTGCCGGGTGTGTCGGACACGCGCACCCGCGAGATGCCCAACAGACGCACGTCGGCCATCACCTTGTCCTGTGCGACCTTGGTTGCGTCGACGTTCTCCTGGACGACACCGGTGTTACGCACCGTCGCGGTGGCGTTCAGGTCGATCTTGCCCGTCGCCGAGTCAGCGGTCACACACCGGTAGGCGAGAACGCCTGCAGTGTCGGAGCTGTTGTACGTCTTCAGGACAGGGAAAGCCTTGTCCAGAACGTAGTTCGGTCCAGCCATTCTAGTTCACCTCCTCCTTACGCCTTGAA